CAATACTACTTATACTAGTGGTATCAGTGCCAATACCATTGTGTAGAAAAATATAACTGTTACTATAGGTGTGCTGAATCTCTCGACTCTGCGATCAATCTTGCTGTTCATGCTTTTGTTCTCTCAATTAGTAAGCAGACCATTCTGCTTACGTCATTATTTATACCGCATAACGTCTTTGGTATGCAACTGATACCGTATATAACTAAATGTAATACCGGAATGGCACCTAACTCTTATAACTAGTTAGTACATATAGTTGTGTGTTAGAAGTAAGTCGCAGGGTCAGGTGAACCTTCAACGCCAAAACTAAACGAGACTCTACTGTCGTGCGGTATTATCTGGTGGTGTGTACCACGAGGTAACCACACATAATCTCCGGGATTGAACCAGAACGGTTTGTCATCGTTGTGCCCTTCTACTCTCATCTCCACGCTTGCCAAAACCTGAACTAAAAATACGTCCATTGTATCGTTGTGCCAAGGGTATGAGTCAGAGTTCTTACCTATGCCAGTAAAGGCAATGTTGGTAATGGATCCACCGTTATCGTTGTGCATAGAGAATACTTCTTGCATCTCGCTTTCGATATGACGTGCGAAGTCAGGAGCAGAGGGTCTCTCGTGAAAGCAATTCAACCCTATCCTGAACTTGTTGGTATTGGAATCAATCAACTTATCGGGGTGCGTATTAAGCAACTCCATATGTTTGTTCCAGTCATACACATCACTTACTTCGAAAGGAAGTTTCCCAAAGAAGAATTGCTTATCTGCTAGATCGTCTTCTCTATCTTTAAATATATCGTACATAAACGTCTCACTTGTTGCCAATATTATACTTGGGACACAACTCCCACTGATCTTTCTCTTTAAAACCTATTATCTTAATGGTACGCATAGGTGCGCAATCTTTGGCAGTCTCACCATTCTGTATCTCAACTAGACCCCAGTCCTGTAGTAAGGTTGCAATTGTATTTCTACGTTGCACGTCACCTACTTCTAGATTAGACTTCTTTCCATCCAACATAAACAATTCTTTGAAGTGTACGATGAAGTACCGACCTTGCTTGTGTAGGATATGACACGATTGAAAGAGTTTGTTATCACGTCTAGATGCGATACCAATCCTTGTTAGTGTCTCTTTGACCTTTAAGAAGTCATCGGGTTCTGCTAGAGTAATCTCTAACATGAGTCCAGAGTTCCATTCTACTAAATTATTTTCTTCCACCTTTGCTCACCTTATCTCTTATTATAGTTAGTTGTTCGGAAGAAAGAAGACGGAGTACTTGACGTGCTTTGTCATTACTATATCCATAGTATTCTTTCACCGATTCAATATCATTCTCTATTTCAGGTTTCACCCATTTAGAGAAGCGTTTGCGCTTCCTAACTATATTTATAAGAAACTGATATTGTAACTTACTGTCGATATGGTGGTATCGGTTCATCTCATTTGCCAGTAATACTGTGTCTGGGAAGTATGAGAGACTTCTGTTTGTAACAAATGGTACATACATCTTTTCGTGTTCGGGTAACTCCATGATATTCTTCTTAGTATCATTGATACTCTTGAGGAAATCAAAAGGGGATAAAGTCTTCTTGTTTGCACCAACCATTGATGTAGTCCTTTAAATAAAAATTACGAAGTTTAGTCATATGTTCGGGGTCAATCGCACCGTTGTATAACTTCAATTTGGTCTTGTTCTCATGTAGACTTGTTAATTCTCTGTCAGTCTCAGTTGCATCTTGTAGGAATGCAAGTAACTTGGGCATCTCGTCAATATGATAGACCATATCATATTCTTTAGGTAATCCCATATAGTAGGTCTGAGTATAGAAGTGGTTGTCTCTATACTTACCTTGTTCTAGATCATCAATCACTTGATCTAACTCTAAAGCAATATCAGGAAGAAACCTACCTTCCTTGATATAGTATGCTCGTGCGTCCATGATAAACTCACACGCAGACTTGAACCTATCAATCGGATCACGCCTTACTGCAATACGATAAGAACCCTTGCGGAAAGGGATGTCGAACATATCAGATTTCCAAGATACATTTTCTATCCTAGAAGCAAGGGTCTCGTCTACTGGAAGTCCCCTGACCCTTCGGTATGCTTCCTTTAGTGTAGACATTCCATTCTTGGGACACATACGAACGTCAATATTATTAGGAAAGTATAGGATATTATCCTCTCGCCCCATCATTACACTGCCGTTCATATTATTAATAGTCATAATTGTATCGTCGCTATATTACATTTGTCAAGGAACTTAATACCATCTTCACTACGCAAGTGCGGAGTGCGATAGAACACTTTACTAATACCGCTTTGATATATCAACTTAGCACACTCTAAGCAAGGGGCAGTAGTTGTATATATGTCTCCATTATAACATGATTCAGAGGACATTGCAACCTTTGTTATTGCATTTGCTTCTGCGTGTAGAACTTCTGGTCTGGTAGTTAATGTTTTAGATTCTTGTCCTATCTCGCGCCATACCCAACCAGTGTCAGGATTCGGTTTCGGGGGAATCTTCTTATGATTATTTTCGATTTCACAGTTGTTGTCCCATCCACTAGGCATACCATTGTATCCTATTGAGATGATGCGGTTGTCCTTCACAATAACACATCCAACCTTTAATCGCTTTGCCGAAGAAAGACTTGCATAGTTCTCTGCGGTTCGCATATGTGCTTCATTCCACTTATTCATATCTTAGAGACCAAGGATAGGTGCCAGATCAGGTTCACTGAAGGTAGATGGTTTGAGGATCTTACCAGTCTTACCATCACGGATGATAATGTTGTTAGTGAACTTAGACATATTGGAACGCTTGACTTCTTCCCAGATGTCATTGAAGTCCATACCCAAAGAGGATGCCATTCCCATGATCACCCACACCATGTCTGCCAGTGCGTCTGCAACTTCAACAACATCTTGTTGCTCATATGCTTCTTTCAACTCTTCGTACTCTTCGGTGATCAAGTCCATGTACAGATTGATCTGTGGGTCAACATCACTTGTTATTGTAGGGACATCCAAACACGATACTACTGGGTAGTCCTGCAACCCTTGTTTCATAAATAATTCTACGTCATCTTGATACATTATATTACCTCTACGTTTGCCATGATCTCAGTCATACAGGCAACTAAGTTAAGTTCGTGATCTGCCACGAACGAGTTCTTGTACTGATAGTCTGCGAGAATGAGAACCAACTGAGGGATACTCTGTGGTTGTACAAACTCATTCATGGCATCATAGATACCACGGAACACGGAAGCAGGTTCCACGTCCATATTATTAACAACCCAACTCCGCATCTTCTTAAAGTCCTTGCCCTTCAATGCTTTGAAGAGGAGACTGTAGTTCTCATTTGCGTCAGTTATGATAACCGTAGTTTCCAATTGACCTGAGATAGAGTAACGTTGACATTCATTAAGGACACGTCTCCAATCAGGAGCGTGTTTCATAATCAGACTTGCTAGTGTCTGGGGATTGAATGATACACCCTCTCCAGTGAGGATGGTCTGCATACGACCCATGAAGTCACCGCACAATTGCGACAAGACAGTCTTAGAGAAATTAAACTCGTAATTAGAACAACGAGAGTGAAGTGGTTCGATCACTCGGTTCTTGAAGTTACAAGTAAGGATAAATCGACAGTTGTTACTAAACTCTTCGATGAATCCACGAAGAGCAGGTTGGGTTGACTGGGGGTTAAGGTAGTCTGCCTCATCTAGGATCACAACCTTGTAACCACCAGAGAGGGACACGGACGAAGCAAACTGTTTGATCTTACCACGAAGGGTATCAATGTTACCTTCTTCGGATCCGTTGATGACGATATAGTCAAGACCTAACTCTTCACAGATTGCTCGTGCGACAGTAGTCTTGCCTGTACCTGCGGTACCAGAGAATAACATATTGGGGATCTCTCCACCATCTACGATCTTCTGGAATGTGTTCTTTAGTTCGGATGGCAGAATAGTGTCTGCTACACGTTGGGGTCTGTACTTCTCGACCCAGAGGAATTCATTACTCATTTAGTACTCCATCATTAATATAAGGTATTATACCACATCCGACATCTGTGTGTCAATGCTTTTCGAAACTTTGTCAATAAGATTAATGTCTCCTTTAAGATAGACCAGTTTAGGTGTGGGTTGTAGGTGGTCTGTGCTATAGCAACATATGATCACTATATCTCCTACTTGACATAGACGTGCCCCTGCACCATTCACAGAAATGATACCAGAGTTAGGTTCTGCCTTTAAAGCATATGTTGTCCAACGTTGACCATTGGTTACATTGTATACATCGATCTGTTCAAACTCTGCAATGTCTGCAAGGTTCAGAAGGATTTCATCTATTGCGACAGAACCATCATAGTGTAGTTCTGCATTGGTGACAGTTGCTCCATGCAACTTGCTCTTTAAATAAGTATTCATAATATATCCAGAAAGAAAGAACCCCCTTTCGGGGGTGCTTTAGTTAGTTGCTTCGAAGGGCATCCAATACCACTTCGGGTCTTGAGGTCATGTATGGATCAGACGGACAGTTCTCACTGATACCCTCTTCCTCAAACCATCGTTCAATACTTAGATCTTCTACGATCAATGCATATCTCCACGAGCGTTTACCGAAACCAAGGTTGTTCTTCTTTACAAGATACCCAAGTCCATCTGCAAACTCTCCGTTACCGTCTGGTAACATCTTGACGTTCATAATTCCTAGTTGCTTTGCCCATTGGAACATAGCAAACGCATCGTTAACAGAGGTACAATAGATCTCATCGATACCTTGTTCCATGAACTCTTCGTACATCTCTTCATAAGACGGCAACTGTTCGTTGGAACAAGTCGGTGTGAATGCACCGGGAAGTCCAAAGATCAATACCTTCTTACCTCCCATCAATTCAGCAGTAGTCTTACGAACCCACTTGAATGGGTTAGCGACATCCATTGTCGCAGATAGATCAGGTTCACGAAGATGGAATACAACGTCTGGTAAGTAATTCTTAAACATATATTCCTCCAAGTGTTTATGCATCATTCTGAATGTTTTCTACCAGTTGGATAGACTCAATTGCTTGGTCTCTCAACTGTCCAATCGTAGATAACTCTTCGCCCTTAAACCCACCACGTTGTACAACGGTGTCGATTACTGCAACAGTTGATCGTGACACGCGGTTGGCAAGGTCTGCCAATACAACGTAACGTTCGTCCATTACTGATTCTTTTGCTTCTTTGTTCTTTGATTCTGACATATTACTATTTCCCATAAGTTGATGATTTTTCAAGTGCTATAAAGTATTCGATTGGGGACTGCTTACTTACGAAGTTAGAGATCAGTTTAGAACTGATACCAACATCAAAGTCTTCGTTCACAATCTTCAGGTTATTGACGTTCATAATGAAGTTGAAATCAACTCCTTCTTCAAACTCACCTTCGACATAACAGAAGAAACTGTTAGAGGTGGCATCGTCATTGTCTACTACAGTCAGTTTAATACCCTTACCATCATTAGTGATAGAGATATTGTCGTGACCAAGTACTGCCGAAGCACGTTTCAATCTGCTCAGTGTGTCTGTATCTAGGGTAAACTTAACCTCTGGTTCTGGCATTACTACATCCTTGGTAGGAGCAGACAACATATCAATGTCAGAGTAGAAGTATCGGTTACCACGCAGACCAGTTGAGTCAGATACGATAACGTGCTTATCTTTGAATGATAGAGTAGGTTTCTCAACCAAACCCATCACACTCAAGAATTCATTAAGATCATAGATGCCGAACTCAGCATCGATAGTCTCGTCTAGTGTCACTTTCGCAAGGATGTTCTTTGCAACACTGATAGTCTTCAGTACGTTGCCCTCACGGAACACGATGTTACTGTTAATGTTTGCGAAGTTTTTAAGTACATTCAAGGTACGATCAGATAATTCCATAATACATCTCATTTAGTTTATTGTTTAATACGGTTATTATAACACACTCATTTGATCTTGTCAAGCGGAAATCTTTAGTTTAGAGAAGTTTTTGTCCTTAACGAACTCCAGTCTTCTTTGGAACTGTGCGTCTTCCAGTTCTGCCTTGTGAGAGATAACAAATACATTGGTCTCTTCCCCTAGACTATACAGGATCTTCATCAGGTTGTCAACCCCATCATCATCCAAAGATGAATCAAATGTCTCATCAAGGATCAATAGGTTGGTTGCAACACTGTTCTTCATCTTAGCAATCTGTCTCCATGTAAACAACAAGGATAGATCGATACGTTGCTTCTCTCCCTCAGAGAACGAATCATACGAGAAGTTGTCACGGTGACGTGAACGAATAGTCTCGGAGAAGTTCTCATCCAGATCGAAGTGGACAAAGAAGTCTAGTATCTGTAGGTACTGGTTAGTCAACTGATTGATAACTGGTACATACTGCTTAATGATCTTGGTCTTAATACCTGTGTCGCGTAGTAACTCACTCGCAACCTGATTGTAAGATGACTGTTCACCTAGTGTGAACTTCTCTTCGTTCTTAGCAATACTAAACTCATTCAACTTGTTCAGTTCTGCGTTGGCACCTTGTAGGTCACCTGTAGTTCCTTCCATCTCTGATATGTCTTGACGGATACGATCAATGTTACGCGTTAGTCGAGTAACCAACTGGGTGTTACTTTGTATCGTATTGATGGTACTTTGTTGTTCTTTGAGTTGTACCTCTAGTCCATCTATCTCATTATCAAAAGAAGTTAACTGCTCTGTCGCTTTGGTCATTGCCGTAGACAGTTCCTTGGCACGAGCATTCGCACCTTCCTTCTTGGAGTCACGGAGGTCTGAATCGATACCCTGATCACAAGTGGGACAGTGTTCATTCTCATCGAAGAACTTTGCTTCCTTGACAACGGACTTGATCTGAGTCTTGAACTGTGCTTGATAGTCCATCAACTGTGTACGTTGTGGTTTAAGTTTGTCCAATGATGTACATATCGCATCCGTATCAAGGTTGACATTTAGTCCTGTATTCTGTGCCTCAAGGGAATGAATCTCATCAAACAATGTCTGTATCTCGTCTTCCTTGGTTGCCTTGTGTTGTTCGTTAACAGCACTCAGGTCACGCAGATACTTCTTCTGTGCGTTGATCTTAGTCTTGACCAGTTCTATCGAATGAGAGTTACTACTGATAGCATCCTTCAGTATAGAAGACTTCTCCTTTAATAGAGAGTTCATCTTAGAGAAGATGTTGATGTCGAGTAGATCCTCGATCACCTCACGTCTTGCACCCCCTGCCATCTGCATGAACGGAACAAAGGAACTTGATCCAAGAACAACAATCTGGTGGAATGACTTGTGAGACAACTTGAGAATGTTCTTCTCTAACATTGCCTGATACTCTTTGGCGTGGGAGTCTTGGTTGACCATGTTACCGTCTACCCAGATCTCAAAGATGTTAGGTTTGATACCACGAACGATCTTATATTGTGCCTTACCTATACTAAACTCTACCTCAACTTCAGTACCCTTCTGGTTGATAGAGTTCACGAGTTGTGGTTTAGAGATCTTACGGTGAGGTTTGCCGAACAGACCAAACGATAGGGCATCCAACATGGTGGACTTACCCGAACCATTATGACCTATCACCAAAGTGGTAGGTGCCGCATCGAAGTCGATAGCAGTGAATGCATTACCTGAAGACAGGAAGTTCTTATAACGAAGTTTAGTAAATTTTATCATACAGGTATTATACCATTAATAGTCAGTCTTGTCAAACTTTATTTTCTCCCACACACACTTAATTGACTTATCATAGGACTTAGTGAACACATGAAACTCCACGTCCTCTAATCCCGAAACGCCTCTGTCCTTCAGTAGTCCATAGTAGTCGAACCCAACTGCCGCATAGATAGTACCATCGTGCATCCTATGGTCTGCCATTGTCACCACATACTTAGGTTTCAACATCTTCAATGCTCGTGACAGAAACCACGAGGTAATGTTATGTTCGCTTTGGTGCTTGGTTGATACTACCAGTCTGGTTATGTCCCAGAGTCCAGTCGTGGGGGAGTCCACTCCAAAGTAGATTGGAACGAAAGACGGATGACAATGCCCTTCGCTGAACTGAACCACCCCCACGACATCCTCACCGTAGATCAAACCATAAACCTTATTGGTTGGTGCATCCATGTATGGGTTACCAAGATAATGGTACCTCTTAATACAATCTGCCCCTTGGTTCATGGTTATCTCTCGAACACCATAATGACTCTTCAAGTTACATTATTTCCATTGACTGTGCTTCTGTCATTAACGCAGAGATTTCCTGCTTGATTCGATCCTTGTCTAAGTCAGTAGTCACGTTATCAACATAAGAATTTACCAGTGTGGTTGTGTCCTCAAGTTTGATGTTATCGTCACCTACGTTCTCGCCAAGGAAGTCTTTGAAGTCTTCGGCAATCTTCAGTTCATGGATGTTCTGTTGTTGTACTCTATCAACGAACCGTTCGAACTCTAGAGTATTACCCTTATTGACCACAATGATCTTGACAAACTTTTCATCTAGATGAGACAAGTCTTGGAACTTATTCATCTGCTCGTGGTCATAGTAGATCTTCTCATAGATAGTGAGAGGATTACGGACAGGTGTTACTTCTCTTGTTTCTGTATCAAGTATATGGAAGTGCTTCGGATCACCGCAATCATTCCAGAAGAACTCATACTGTGCCCCAAGATAATGGATGTTACCCTGCGAAGACTTGGCATGGAAGTGTCCAGTCAGAACAGTCTCGAACCTATCGAAGTGAGACTTGCTCATACCTGACATACACACCTGACCTCGTGCCATCTCGAAACCTTGTAGTTCCAAGTGTGCGCCTATAAGAGTTGCTTTTGTGTTGGCAAGAAACTCAAGTGATGCTTCTTCGTTCTGCGGATTGATCCAAGGCACTAGTCCTACACAGAGACCATCATAGTTCATCTCGGTAGGTTCCATGATAAGGTTAACCTCATTCATGTAGTGACCCTGCAACTCCTTCAATGCATTAAGTTCGTTAGTGTTCTTGTAGTACACATCGTGGTTACCCGGAATGATATCCATAGTAATGCCATACTCGCGCAACTTCTCTAGGAAGATCTTACGGTTATGTGCCAGTGCTTTAAAGTTGACAGTCTTTCGATTGTCGTAGTAATCCCCAAGGTGAAGTATCTGGGTGATGTTGTTCTCTAATAGATATGGGAAGAACACTTCACTATAGAAACGTTCTTGATAGTCCATGAATATATCGGACGAGTTTCGACACCCTGCGTGAGTATCGTTAAGAATTGCTATTTGCATTGGTTCTCCATAATGTATAACTCTAGTTATCAGTGTACATTATAACAGGTTATAGAGGGGGTGTCAAGTCTTTTTTACCTTGCCGCTTCTGTGTAAGTTTCCTGATACGGTAATTCTGGGAGATTCTGTGCCGTGGAAGGGGTACACTCCATGTCGAAGTTTAGCAGGGAACATGAACATAGTATTCTCGTATGTCACGTCTACTGGTAGAGGTAGGTCACATTGATTACCAAATATATTGTTGTAATAGAACGAGAAGTGTCCTGCAAGATTGCCACCACTGGCATGATACTTATCGACTTGATCTATCATAGTATATGGAATCTGTACAAATATGACGAATGAT